CTCGGTAGCCCTGACAGGCGGCGCAATGACGCCCATCAGTTCCGGCGGGCAGTGAAACGTGATGGTGGCGTTATTGGTCTTCGGCCACGGCATCTTCATACTCATCACCATCCATCAGATGTTCAAGGGTCTTGGCCACCATCTCACGCAGCCAGACGTTCTCATCCCGTAGCTGCGTGATCACCGCCTCAAGCACGGCGATGTTCTGGCGTAATTGTTCCACGTCGGTCATTCAAACCTCACTGCTGTAAACCCCAGCGCCTTGAATAGCATGATGCACGTCAGCATGCGCGGGCTGCGTGTCTCACGGCTCATGATGCGTGACACCGTGGTGGGCGTCAGGTTGGCGGCACGGGCCAAATCCTTGACCGTGCTGTGCTGCTGTCTGACGTGCTGCTGTATCAGCTTGGCCAGCAGCTTGACCCCCTCAAAGCCCACCAGTTCATCCAGTGAGACGTGCAGCCCGCGCCGGGCGGTGATGGCAGTAACGGTAGCGGCCATGTGAGTGTTGCTCCTTTCAGCGTTGTTTCACAGGCCGCATCATAGCATCCCTTTACCCCCGCCCACCTTCAAGGTGCGCCCACGCCGCCCGCAGCTTCTGGCAGTCGGGGTCTTCACCTATCTCAATGAACTCCGCCTCGGTGGGCTTGCGCTGTGCCAGCGCGGCTGGCAATGACGTGTCATAGACGGCCCATTCCCCACAGTAGAAGCACAGGCTCACGTCACCGTCTTCAGGCGTCATCACCTCACCGGGCGTGGCGTTGGTGGCGCGGTCACTCTTGGCCTTGCACCACGGGCAGACCGATATGAAATCATGGGTGGTCACAGCCACGGCTCCTTGGCTTCACCCCACGTCAGCCCCACCTCAAGGTCAACAATGGTGGGCACCAGCAGCGGGGTGGTTTCAATCATGATCTGCTTGACCCGCAGCGCCACCGCCCGGTCATTGGTGCTGATGTCGAGTTCATCATGCAACTGGATCAGCGGCGTGATGCCCTCCTGCCAGATAGCCAGCATGGCCCGCTTGGTCTGCCGCGCCGCGCTGCCCTGTACCAGATTGTTCAGGCTCTTGCGCGTGTCTGCCCGCCGCAGCCGGGTGCCAGACCACGGGTGGTCAGGGTCAGCCTGCCGCTCAAGCGCCGTCTCATAATCGGTAGGCGTCAGCACCTTGCCGCGCCGCTCGGCGTCACCGCGCTGTTCCCAGTCAACGTAGCCGCCCTCCCACTGGGGGTAGTGCATGCGCGCCCCGTCAATCAGCCTGATGTAGCCGCGTGCGCTGGCGGCAATCTTGCACTTGTCCTCAAGGCTTTTGATGAACGGCAGGCGGCGGTGATAGTCAGCCAGAATGGCCTCAGCCTCAATCAGCGGCACGCCCAGTTCTTCAGCCAGTGACCGCTTGCCCTTGCCGTAGGTCATGGCAAGGTTGAGGATTTTAGCCACCGGCCGTGGCCGCCCGGTCATTTCGGCAACCATCTGGTGGTAGTCAGTATCCGGTTTGTCTATGTACCGCTGCACCGCAATGTCAGCGCCCACCGCGCCCACCTTGGCCGCAAAGTGCACGGTCAGGCGCGGCTCCTGCTGGCTGTAATCAAGCGCCACCCAGCGCTCACCCGGCTCAGGCAAGAAACAGCTTCTGATGGCCTTGCCTATGGCCCCCAGCGGGCCGGGCTTGTCAGGGCTGGTCATCTGTTGCAGGGGCGGCTCAGAGTAGCTGAAGCGGTGTGACCGGGTGCCCCCGGTAGTGTCACGGTACTGGTGAATTTCCGCGTGAATGCGCCCTGACTGCTGGTAGCCCAGCAAGAAGTTCTTCAGGAACTTGCTGATGGCCTCTTCGTACAGGTCAGCCAGCGCGCAGGCGCGGGGCAGCGGGTGTTCATGGCGCTCCATCCAGTCTTTGGTGAAGCTGCCCTGCTGAACCTTGGCCGTGAGCGGAAAGTTGATGCGCTCACGCTCAAACCAGATGCTCATCTGCTTGGGGCTGCGCAGTTCGGTCATCGTGGCTGCCCGGCCCAGTTCAACCAGTTCACCCACCTCAGCCAGCGCCGCGTCACGCTTGACGCCAAACTCGGTGATCAGTTGCCCTACCCGGTCAGTGTCAAGCCTGATCCCCCGCCGCCGCATGGCCACCACCATGGGCACCAGACCCATCTCAGTCTCATAGGCGGGCATCAGGCCCTGCTCAACCATCAGCGGCTGTGTGGCCTGCCACAGGCCCAGCGTCTGCACCGCGTCAGTCTCAGCGTAGGGGCCAGCATACTTGCCCGGCACCTTGCTGATGAACTCACGCGCCTTCTTGGGGTCAAAGCCTGCCGCCTCAACGGCCTCCATAAGCAACCGCGTGTCTTTGCCGAGCATGCCTATGCGCTTGCAGCAATCATCAAGGGCGTAGCTGTATTCCGTTTCATCAACCAGCACGCACCCGGCCAGCGTGTCATTGATGTCAGCGCCGGTCAGGTCAGCGCCCATCTTGGTCAGCCAGCCAAAGTCATAGGCTGCACTGTGGAATACCAGCTTGGTGCCTGACCGGGCCAGATCGGTCACCCACTGCATCACCTGCTTGTTGGTGAAGTTGGTCGTCTCGGGGTGGTTGATGGGCGCGTAGCCGCTGCTGTCTTCAGCGGCCCAACTGACGCCGCAGACATAGCCTTCCTGACTGAACGCCCAACCGGGGCCAATCTTCTTGATCAGGCCCCGGTCAAAGGTTTCGCAGTCTAGCACCACCACCGGCCGCCCGCGCAGGTCGGGCAGCGTGGTTGACGGCACCCAGCCGCTGACCGGCTGGAACAAGCCCAGTTGCCCTTCTTGGTGGCGTCTGGTCTTGGCCACGGGTCAGCCCTGATTGTCTAGGCCAGCCTCAAGTTCACGGTGCAGTTCATCAGCCAAGGCTTCAACCTGACTGGCGGCGTGGTGCCCACCGTCTTCAGGCGTGCCCGCGCCGGGCCGCTGGGGCGGCTGTGGGAGGGTTGCGGGTCTGGGTGGCGTCTGTACCCGCCCGCTGGCCTGACGGCCCTCAGCGGCGTCCCTAGCCATGGTAGCGGCGGCATCTGACCCAGCACGCTGCTGGGCCTGCTTGTACATGATGGCCTGCACCCGCCCCTTGGCCTCATCACGCGGCACCCGCCACGCCACCGCCAGCGCGCTGTACACGTCAGTGCCGTCATACGGCACCACCGGCTTGCGCAGCCGGTCAGCCACCAGCGTGGCGTAGCCAGCAATGTCATCCCAGTGGTCAGTCTCAGCCGGGTCACCACAGACAATGCGCGCCATCTTGTGCGCCATCATGTACAGGGCGTGCCGCTGCTGTTCACTCAGGGTGGGCCAGTTGCGCTCATCCTGCAACACCTGCACAATGTGCCATGTGGCGCGTGAGTTCTCAGCAAACTCACCGTGCTTGGTAGGGCGCTCCGTCAGTATATCTTTGACTTTATCCAACATTAGTTCTCCTTGTCTGCTTGCGCCAGCACCGCATCATGCCGTGCCTGTTGTTGATCAACCCAGCTATACACTCGGTTGCGCTCACCTTCAGTATCAAGCTGGTTGACCAGCGTCAGTGCCGCCTTCAGGGTGCGCAAGATAATGGGGATGGCCAGCCGGTTGCCCATCTGGCGCTCAACCATGCCAAAGGTCATCATCTCAAGCAGGTCGCATATCTTGATGCGCCGCATCACGTCAGGGTGCAGCTTGGGCAGATCAATGCCCATGGCCTCAAGCGCCTTGTCTTCAACCTTGCCGAACTCAGCCTTCAGGTCTGGGTTGTTGGCCTTTGTGGGGAAGGGTATGTCACCCGTCACCAACTCAGCCACGTCATGCAGCCTGATGAACCGCTCAACCGGGGTGGGTATGTCACCCCAAATCTGGCTGTAGATTGATGCCACCTGCCAGCTATGCTCACCCACGGTCTGGGTCTGAATAGTCGGCCAGACGTGGTAGCGCCGCACGCGGCCCGCAAAGGCCACGTTGTCAGTTACATGGTCAGTCATTACTTACGCTTACTCCTCTTCAACATACCCCAGCTTACTCTCCTTCTCATCACCGGCAAGCCGCCCCTTGGCGGCCTTGCGCGCCGGGCCGGGGTTCATCTGCTTGGTGGCCACCTCAGCCTGATGCACGGCCACGCGGTTGGCCCGCGTCATCACCTCTATGCGGCCGGTGCCGCCACAGACATCACAGGCGGCCTCTTCACCCCGGCTGTGGTCGGTATAGACGCGGCCGGTGCCGTTGCAGGTATCACAATCCTTGATCTTCTTGACGGTCCTGAAAATGCTCATTGCTCACTTCTCCTTTGATGTCACAGCGGGGGTAGCGGTAGCCGTCTTCACGTGACAGGTAGGCGTTCTGGTGCATGATTTCCCTGCCCAAGCGGGCGCGCCAGCGCTCAAGCCGCCGCTCACGCCAACGGTGCCACCAGCCCATCATTTCTTGGCCTTGCGCTCCAGCCACGCCATGGTGGCCTTGCGCCAGTCTGGTGCCCAAATCCTATCTGCCCACGCCATGGCTGACGTGGCCGCGTTGCCCGCCCTGCGCTCAATGTTGGCCATGTACATGGGGTAGGCCGTGCTGATGAAAAACGTGTTGTTAAACTCATCCAGCGCAGCAAAGCCGGGGTCTTGCACGTAGGCGCGCACCTCAGCGTCAAAGGTCTTCGTGTCCTGTACCAGCGGCTGGGTGCCGGGGTAGCCGCCACTTATGCCCGCCTCAGCGCCTTCAGTGGTGGCCAGATGCTTGGTGGCAGAGTACATGTGCCAGTTGAAGCTGAACTGCGTCAGCCGCCCCATCTCAACCCCCAGCCGCGCCGCCAGATATTCCTGCAAGATTGAGAAGTGCACGGCGTTGGCACCGTAGCAGCCCCAGACCAGATCGTTGCTGCGGCAGCACACCGCCATGTCAAGTTCACGCACGTCACCCATCACCGGGCCACTGGGGCCAGCGCCGTCAGTGTCAGCGGGCATGGTGCGCAGCCGCAGGTAGATGTGGGTGTTGCAGGGCCGGTCCTTCAGGTCAGGTATGCCAAGGTCTTCACCAACATCCCACATCTGAATGACCGCCTGCCGTGTGCCGGGGTCAGCAGCCAACAGGTCAACCACCACGTCAAGCTGGTCTATGGGTTGCCTGTAATCCTCACCCTCAGGTAGCCAGAAATGCTGCCGCCACCTGTAGCCGTAGGCCCCGTGCTGGTGGCCGTCAGGCTCAGCAAAGCGCTGGCTGAAATCGCTGACAAACTGGTCAAGCCACGTGGCGTCATTGCGCCCCGCCAGCATCCACAGCGCCTCATGCAGGTGAAAGATAGGATTGGCGTCACGCACCGGGTCAAACAGCACCCGCTGGCGCGGCTGGTCATAGACGGTGGTCACCGGGCCGGGCATCACGCTGACGCGCCCTGCGCGGCTGTCTTCAGGCACGCCAAAACGCTGCATTAGCTGAATAGCCTCAAGCCACGCGTAGTTGACGTTGGTGCGGTGAATGGTGAACAAATGCTGATCCCCTCAAAATGGTGGCGGGGGTGAGATACCAAGCCCCCGCCACCGACCTACTGCGTGTTCTGCCAAAAGGTATGCACTTTCCTAGCCGTATCACCTTGACCCACAACGTAGACCGCTGATGATGCGCAGCGGCGGGAGACGGGGAGGTGACTTGCCGTTGTTGGGCTGGCCGTTCGCCCTCAGATATGGTCTCCCTTGCCCAAACCTAACAATTCCATGACGCGGGGCAGCGCCGTGGCGCGGCTGTGCGTCTCAGTGGCAATGCCCACCGCCGCGTTGCTGCGCGTGGTGGTGAACAGGGCCTTATGCTTACGCTCGGTGTGGTACAGGTCAAGCGGCTTGGCGTTGCCCTTGGCCGCACGCCGGGCATAGATTGACTTAACGCATTCCTCTAGTGAGGTGTCAAGCTGAATGACCGTCAGGGCTGGCCCCATGGCCAGCAGCCGCTTCTGGCCGTAGCTGCTGACGGCAATGCCCTCCCACAGCACATTCTGCCCGCGTGCCGCCTCACTGGTGATCTTGTTGCAGATATCATCAGGACCCCCCGGCCAGCCGCCAATGGTGTCACAGCCGCCGCAGGCGTTGCCGTAGCGGCCCATGATGGTGACCGGGGGAGACCGCCAGATGTAGCCGCCCAGTTTGCCCTTGGGGCCTAAGGTGATCTCGTCATCGGCCGCGTGAATGGTGCCCAGCGCCTTGATCACCTGCTCAGCAATGTAGGTCTTGCCGCTGCCGCCCGTGCCTCTGATCAGCACAATGCTCATCTGATCCTCATGTTGGCTGCCACGGCCTTGCGTGCGGCACTGACGCACATGTCATAGGCGTCTTCAAAGTCAGACTCCTCTGAGCGCTGCACGTCAGTCAGTTCGCTGCTTAGGCGCTGGCGTGCAATCTCACGCAGGGCGTTCTCGGCCTTGTAGCGCGCCGCCCGCACCTCAAGCAGCCGCCCCTCTAGGTAGCGGATGCGCTTCAGCAGCGGTGCGTTGGGTGTATCCATAAGGTGGTGAACGGTCATGGCTGCTCCTTCAGGTAGCGGGCAAAGTGCAGGTTGACCAGCGCCCCGCGCCGCACCTGCCGCACGCGGTCGTAAGCCACGGCACCTGATATACGCTCCAACCGCTTCAGCACCAAGGCCGCCAGCAGCCCTGAGCGGTTGCGCCCGCCCCAGCAGTGCAACAGCACCTTGCCGTGGCGGTGCGTCTCAGCGGCCACGTCATCAGCCAAGCTTTCAAGCACCTGTGCCATGCGCGGGCTGATCTGGCCGTCAGGCAGGCTGATCTGTTCGTACCACGGCACCAGCCGCTGCATGCGGTCATCAGGCGTGTGCCACAGGTTCACCACGCCGGTCAGGCCGTGATCTTTGACCAGCGCCGCGCACTGCTCATCGGTCAGGGTGTGGGTGCGCGCAGACAGCAGCACCTTGCCGGGGTACACCGTGTAGATTTTCATCATCTTGGGCAGTCTCCGTTGTAGTGACGCGCCGTAGCTGGGCATCAGGTTGCCGCTGCTGGTGACCACGTAGCTTGTCATCGGTCTGGGGTGCGGCCCAGTCCACAGTCACGGCAGCGCGCCGTCTTGGGCGTGCCCGCGCTGGCCTTGCGGTACAGTTCATGGCCGCACTCCAGCTTCAGGTTGATGCTCTTGTGCTGGTAGCCGGTGTAGCGTGACGCGCCGCACGGCGTTGACAGCACCACTTTCCTGAGTGGGTGGGTCATGTCTTCTGTCCCCCAAAGACCTTGGCGGCGTAGCGCACCAGTTGGGCCAGCACCTCAGGCTCAACGGCTATGGCCTGTTCCGCACCAAAGCGGTCAGCGCGCAGCCATATCTGGTAACCGTCAAAGCTGGCGTAGACGCCATCCCCCAAATAGGTCTGGTCCCGTTCACCCTCAACCCGGTCACTGGCCGCCATCATACCCTCCACATAGCTGGCTTGTCCATATTTCTGGTGCTGCCGTAGTCATACATCAGGTCAGACCATGTGTAGCCATGGTCACGCAGGCACCCGGCCACCGGCTTGCGCGGCCCGTCCCACCCATTACGCTCACCCAGATGCTGATAGGGGAACAGGTCATGCCGGGCGCGCCAGATGCCTGACGTGTAGGCCCAGTCAGCCTCAGCCTTGTGGGCGTAGCCCAGTTCGCTATCTAGTGACCGGCCGGGGTATTGCTTGCCCTTTTCCCAGCTTTCACGGTACTCGCACAGCAGCACCTGAAGCTGAAACATGTCAATGGTCACATCGTAGTCATGCTTCAGCAGGGTCAGGGCGTCAATGCAGGCTTGGTTGGCCACCGCCAGCGCCGCAGGGCTGTTGTCTTTGTTGCCAAGGTTGCGGTCTGGCCAGATGTAGCCCAGCGTGTGGCGCGGTGACCATGCGTCTTTGGGCCGTATATCGGGCGTGCGGACCGGCAGCCCCTGATAGCGCCGCAGGTATTCAATCAGCTTGATTGCCGCGTAGCGGCCTATGCGCGGCAGCGCCGTGACCTTCTGCCATGCCTTCTCATAGGCGTGGTGCGGGTGAATGCCCCGGCACTCATCCACCAGTTCTGGCCAATCATGCCAGATGAACTGCCGGGCACCCATCAGGTATTCGTGCAGCCAGTCAGCCCGCCGCACCGTGCGCCGCTCAATGCGGGTGGTGATCTTGTCAGCCTCAAAGGCGGCATCCAGCCACTTGCGCAGGTTGGCCTTGGCGTTGCCCCCGTCATTGCCATCAGCCAGATCGTGATAGGTCCAGTGCCGCCACAGCACCTCACCGTAGGGCACGTTGTAGGGGCCAATGTAGCAGAAGGCCCGCCACAACTGCTCTTCCTCATTCACCTTCTGCTGGTTGGCCATGTGATGCACCATGGCCAGTTGCGGGTCTGGGCCGCCGCTGGCCAGTTCCCATCTGCAAAATTCAGCAAAATGTTTGCGGTGCTGCTCAGTTGAAAACTCAATTGTCATAGTCATCCCCGGTCAGCCACTCATCAAGCAGATCATTGGCCACAGTATCATCCATCTGCTCAGGTGGTGATTTCATGTACCAAGCGCAGGCGGCAATGGGCGCGCCGCCCAGCTTGCGGTCTTGCATGACGGCGGCGCAGCGTATGGCGTCCATCACCACGCCCGCGCTGTTGGGGCTGTCAACCACCTCAAGCTTCAGGTCTATGGTCAGGTTGGCGCTCATGAAGCCCTCAGCCTCAAGCCTGATGTGCGCCACCTTGGTATCCTCAAGCCACGGCACATAGTCAGACGGGCCAATGTGCACGTCATCAGCGGGCAATTCCACACCCATGATGCTGGTCACGGCCTGTGTCTTGCTGATCTTCTTGCTGGTCAGCCGGTCACGCTCAAGCATGTTGAGGAAGTCTGAATTGCCACCCACGTTCAACTGGCTGGTGCGCTTCAGCACGTAGCCGCGCTCACGCAGCAACTGCACCAGATTGCGGTGCACAATGGTGGCACCAACCTGTGATTTCACGTCATCCCCAATGATGGGCACCCCTGCCCGGTGAAACGCCTCAGACCACTCTGGCACAGAGGCAATGAACGCGGGCATGCAGTTCACGAAAGCGCACCGCGCCGCCAGCGCCTCACTGGCATAGTGCCGCGCTGCCAGATCAGACCCCACCGGCAGATAGTTGACCAGCACGTCTACCTTCAGATCGGTCAATACAGCCTCAACGTCAACCGGGGTGGCCGTGCTTTCACCCACCACCTCACGCAGGTAGCTGCCCAGACCATCAAGGGTTGGCCCCCGGAAGACCGTGGCCCCCGCCATAGCTGGTGGCGCAATGAGCATGGGTGTGTTGTTCGGCTCAGCCCAGATGGCGTCACTGAGGGGCAGGTCCACCTTGGTGTCTACCACGTCAAAGGCGGCCACCACCTCAATGTCAGCCGGGGTGTAGCCGCCCAGTTCAGGCGTGATCAGGCCCGCCGTCTGGTTGCTCTGGCGGTAGTAGGCCAGCCCCTGTATCAGGGCGCTGGCGCAATTGCCCACGCCCACAA